CCGTGCTGGTGATTTGATCGAGTGGTTCGTTATCGGAGACATGATCCATACCTTAAACCCTAAGCGCTTCTCGAAGGACCGTACGACTCGGTTGCCCTCTACGATGTTGGCTGCTCTGAAAGTCGAAGTGATCTAACATGAAAGGTAAATATACTTTTTCCTATATGGGATTTACTTATGTTGGTGAATGGGACGTGGAACCTGACAAGAGCAGTTCCAAAATCATGCACGAAATCTTTCGTGATGGTGAATTTGTCTGTCATTACCCCCATTCGCCATATACATTTCCAAACCAAAGCGAGGTGGAATCTTTTATCAATAACAAATTAATCAGTGAATGGTTAGGAAGGTAGACTATGTTGAAGACACTATTGGTGGTTCATGGCCTAGTGGGGATGGATCCGTATACAGTCACGATGGAAAATATGCAAGATTGCAAAAAAGCAGCAATCGATATCGTGAAACAGGATGAGTCGCTTAGTGCAGTTTGTGTCCCTGGAAGAGATCGAGAAAGAGAAGCTCAACAGAAAATAAATACTATGTTCGGCATATTTGCAGATCTGATCTCAAAAATGAAGGATATGGAATATGACTACTGCTACCAAAAGCCCTTTGATGAGGACTGTGCAGTACAAAGCATTCGATGAGCTCCCTTCAGAAATTAGACAGGCACTAAATTACTCTAATCGAGGATTTAGCACCCGTGATATTCTGTACTTGCACTCATTGTACATGACTAAAAGCAAGACGTCGGCTGAGATTGTTGATATGATCCAAGCGAAAGATGCATTCCATTCACTTGTAACACCCTATGGAAATAAATTGTTATGACAGAACGACTTCTAGACAATGCTATTTTGGCCTATAATCGCTGTAAGAACTCAGGATCAGAGTGGGGCATGCAGTACTGGGCAAATGTACAAAAAGCACTACTGCGTAAGTATTCAAGTAAAATCCATTGACATATGAAGCTATATAGTTTAGAATATGAGAGATGGTTAAGGGACCCGCAGATATCTGAGGCGGTCGACAACTGTGAATTGAGTACACTGTACCAATGGCTATGGGATACTATGACAAATGACTATGCATCTTCTTCCCGTGTATTTCACGACGACGAACACTCGCAAGCGCAAAAAGAAGAATAAGACTAAGTCTCTTATTGCAGCCGAGAAGGAACACCAGGCTTACCTGAAGCGTATGGGTGTGGGTCAATCAAAGAACAAACGGAGTGTAGCGCAGCCTGGTAGCGCATCTGCTTTGGGAGCAGAGGGTCGTAAGTTCGAATCTTACCACTCCGACCAAAAACCTGGCTGGGATCCTTCGATGGCAAAGAAGCAAGCCAACGTTTATACAGGTACTGAGATTATTGGCATCGCTCAGATGCATAAGTCTAATGCAGTGCCGATACGTGGTAAAAAGGCTGCAGTCGAAGTTGCGAAAATGAGGAGAGGATGAAAGTTGTCGAACCAACACCGGAACCTATGTTTTGCTGGTGTATAGATTTCTGGATAGAAATATCATCATGGCAGAATTCCATCGATCCTGAACTATTATGTAAATTATTTGTTGTTACAGTGTTATGAAAACCGTATTAATCTTATTATTCACACTTTTGTTATCGGTACTTTTGTTACCATCTTGCGTGCCTCTGACTATAGGTGGCGCGGTCATAGGTGTAGGTAGCACAGCACATACGAATGATCAGATCAAAAAACTAAAAGAACGTGTTCGAAAGTTAGAGGGTCCTAAAATAAAAATGGATAAAAGATTTAAAAAACCAGATGGCAGTTACTGTCTCTCGGTAGATCCTCGGTGTTAAAATGAAAAATTATATATATGTAATGGGATAGATAAAGTAAGGATTAAAAAATGTGGGAATTTTTTGCCGTGTCCTATGCACGCCATGTCCCATATTATGAATTTATAGCGATGGAAGAATCAGTGAAAAGATGCCACGTGCTTTATAAAAAGAAAAAGTCCATGTACGACACGCTATATATGTTAAAGGTTATCGATTATGGGGAACTACAAAAACATTATAAAGAGTAACGTGAAAATTTTTATGAGTTTATTTTTGATCTTTGCGGTGAGTGGATGTACAGGTGCAATTCAATCGGGATCGGTTGCTAGCACGGTCGCTACATTTGTACCTTCATTTTGGGATGATAATCAAAGCAGTAAGATCATTGATGTTGCTTTAGAAGTAGATAAACTAGATTGCTCACAACCACATGCTCCACAGGCCTTAAAAATTAAAAATAATCTGAGGTGGTTCGAGCTCTATTCAAAGCACAAAGGATTCTTACAGAAAGACGTGTTGGATCTTGTTGCTCCCATGCAGAAAACTGTAGATGATTTTTATAATCGAAGCATAAAAAAGCAAGGTTCGGTGAGATACTGTGAGCATAAAAAGCAAATTTTGACAAGACAAGTAACTGAGGCTGCAGAAGCAGTCATGTGGAGGTTTTGATGTTTGAAAAGTTAAAAGATCAACTTGAGGAAATTATTGATACGGGAGATGATTGGGCTTCTGAAAGAGCAAAACTTGCTCAAGGTTTAATCAAAGATGCAGAGAAGGGTGATATTTCTCAAGACGAATATAGAGAACTCATGGAGGATCTGATTCGTACAGATGAAGTCGAGCAAGCATCATCCAATATTGAAATCAAAAGTATGGTTGTCGGAGCAATTACGACTGGAGCAAGGGCCTTTTTATAATGATAACAGTGATAGCGACGGGTGGCTTTGATCCCTTACATTCTGGCCACATTGATTATTTTAAAGCAGCACGTGAACTTGGTGACAGACTATGGGTAGGACTCAACTCAGATGAATGGTTGACTCGTAAAAAGGGTCAGCCCTTTATGAATTATAGAGAACGTCTCAGTATCATTGAAAATCTACATATGGTCGATAAAGTTATTCCGGTGGTGAACGATCATGAAAAGGATGATGCTACCGGTGCAATCTTTTATGCTTCAACTATAGGCGCAACTGATATCGTTTTCGCTAATGGCGGCGACCGCAATGCGATGAATTGTGTCGAAGAAGATTTCTACAATCATTCAACAAACGTTCGATTCGTATACGGTGTGGGTGGAGATGAAAAGGCAAATAGTTCTCGATGGCTTCTGCAGGACTGGTCGAACCCGAAAACTGAAAGAGATTGGGGATACTATCGAGTGCTAAAGGACTACGGTCCTGAGATAAAGCTGAAGGAACTCGTTGTCAATCCACTCGATCGTTTGAGTATGCAGAGGCATAGTAAAAGGTCAGAGCACTGGTTTGTTGCGAAAGGAATCGCTACTATCTATACACTCAGTGAAGCATCTACCGATATAGAATTGGTATCGAAAAAACACAAGTTTGAAACAATTCATGTCGGTATGAATGGTTGGCATATGCTAGCAAATGAGGAGAAGGAACCACTACATGTTATAGAGATACAGTACGGGCAGGACTGTGTGGAGGAAGATATCGAAAGGAAAGATCTATGAATGAAGAACAGCGCATCGAGATGATGTGGCAAGCATTCAAGCAGGTGCAGCAGGGTGAGAACCAAACGTTAGATGAGTTTATTCGGCGTGTATCCGCGGAGTTTTCATGCTCACTTCAAGAGGCACAACAGAAGACATCACACCTGTTGCTTACAGAATGAAATATAAAATTGAAATCAGTCTTCGTGATGGTGTCAAAGATATTGAATCTGAATCTATCTTTAAAACTGCAAACGGAAACGATATGCTAGGCAACGGAAAACTTCAGAGCCTTCGTATGGGAAAATGGTTTGTTGTCGAGTGTGATGACGACTATGATATTGAAATTTTATGTGCAAAATTGCTCGCTAACACTGTGATTGAAAATTATAAGATAGAAAAAATATATTAAAGTTTTATTACAATGAAAGTTACCGAAATATATAATTCGGAGGTGCACGATGGCTGATAAACTTTGGAAGAAGGTAAAGAAAATGGATCTAGGTAACCCAGTGATTACGACTCTTGTGGGATTGGTAGTCTTTTATTTTGGACTAAAAATGTTTTCAGGTGGTATGAAGTCCATGGGTAATATGGATCATCTGAGTTTCTTTATTCATAATCCTTACTGGATGTTCCTCGGCGGTATCGTAATGACTCTGCTTTGGCAATCATCCTC